TTTGTAGTAGAATCTTTAGCAAAAGAACTTGCAGAGTTTTACGAAGATAAAAAAGACTTAGCCGAAACAAAAGTACGCTTAGTACGTGAAGGCAAAGCACATGTTGATAGAGTCAAAAAAGACTTTATTACAAAATCTGCTGCCCTAGTATCAGAAACAGTGTCAAAAGGACTTACAAAAGAAATTACAGCACTGAAAGAAGATATTGAAGCAGCACGTAAAAATGATTTTGGTCGCAAGTTATTCGAAGCATTTGCTAACGAATATCAACATTCTTATCTAAATGAAAAGAGTGAAACTGCTAAAATGCTGAAAGTAGTTGATGCAAAAGACAAGCAACTAAGTGAAGCAAAACTAGCAGCGGCTAAAGCAATTAAACTTGCAGAAGCAAAGGCAAACGAGGTTAAAACAATCAACGAGTCAATTGCTCGCAATGATAAAATAAGCAAGTTGATCGCGCCATTGAGCAAAGATCAGCAAAGCATTATGACAGACTTACTGGAATCAGTTCAAACAACAAAACTGCAAGCAGCGTTTGACAAGTATCTACCAGCGGTTATCGATGGTAAAGGTCCAGCAAAGCAGAAGGCGGTATTATCAGAGGCAAAAGAAATTACAGGCAACAGAGAAAACAATGACGTTAAACAAGCAGGCGATGACAGTAATGTCGTAGATCTAAAGCGCCTTGCTGGATTGAGTTAAGGAGAAACCAATGTCAGAACTATTAGAAAGCCGTTGGAATGATACCAAAGCAGCACTTCTTGAAGGCCTAGGTGGCACAAAGAAAGCAGTGATGGCTACAACTCTTGAAAATACTCGCAAGTATCTTTCAGAGACAGCTACAGCAGGTGCTACTTCTGCAGGTAACATCGCAACACTAAACCGTGTGATCCTACCAGTGATCAGACGTGTAATGCCAACAGTTATTGCAAACGAACTAGTTGGTGTACAACCAATGACTGGACCAGTTGGCCAGATTCACACACTACGTGTTCGCTACAGCGACACAGCAGGCACAGGTGCATCAGGTGCAACAGCAGGTGAAGAAGCACTTTCACCATTCAAAATTGCTGAAGCATATTCAGGTAATGCTACAACAGCAAAAGCTGACGCAACTGCGGCACTAGAAGGACAAGCTGGTAACCAACTAAGCATCCAGATCTTAAAGCAGACTGTTGAAGCTAAAACACGTAAGCTATCAGCACGTTGGACTTTTGAGGCAGCACAGGATGCTCAGTCACAACACGGTATCGACGTAGAAGCAGAAATCATGGCAGCACTTGCACAAGAAATTACTGCTGAAATCGACCAAGAAGTATTAGGCTCACTTGCTACATTAGCAGGCACAGGCACTGATACATATGACCAAGCAGCAGTATCTGGAACAGCTACTTTTGTTGGTGACGAACATGCAGCATTAGCAGTTCTTGTCAACAGAGCAGCAAACAGAATTGCACAGAGAACACGTAGAGGCGCAGGTAACTGGGCTGTTGTATCTCCAGGCATCTTAACTGTGCTACAGTCAGCAACAACTTCAGCATTCGCAAGAACAACTGAAGGAACTTTTGAAGCACCAACAAACACCAAAATGGTTGGAACATTAAACGGCGCAATGAAAGTATATGTAAACACATATGCAGCAGACGACGATGTTCTTGTTGGCTACAAAGGAACTAGCGAATCAGACGCAGCAGCGTTCTATTGCCCATACATTCCATTGATGAGCTCAGGCGTTGTTCTAGATCCAACAACATTCGAACCAACAGTGTCGTTCATGACTCGTTACGGATATGTTGAGCTATCTAACACAGCTTCGTCGCTAGGTAACGCAGCTGACTACCTAGAGAAGGTAGAAGTAACAAGCGGAAACCTAAGCTTCAGCTAATATTAGTTGTATACAAATTCTAAATAGGCCCTACGGGGCCTATTTTTTTGAGTAAATATAGTAAGGAGAAATACTATGGAAGAACTAGGACAAGTTTACAAATTTACTGGAATTTATGGACATATACGTCCTGACAATTTTGGTGCAACCAGAAGAGATATCCTTTTCAAAAAAAATGAACACAAGCTAAAACTAGGTGATAGGGTTAGATTTGACCATGAAGAAAAGAATGGAAGAAGGTTTGCAAAGAACTTACAAATTCAAAGCACATAATAACCCATTTTTTGAAAAAGGATAAATACTTATGTCAAGAGGAGAGCCTCTTAGAGGACTTATGCGGTTACCCACCGCGTAGACCTAGAACGTCAAAAAGGAGAAAACAATGGGACGTCCAATTAATAAAGATAAGATCGGATACGGATCAGGTCGTATCGCAGTAACACGCCACTTCTTTACAGGTGGTGCAGAAGCAACAACAGCAGCTCACATCGTAAGACAAGCAGGCAACGGCAAGTATGTTGTGCGATTAGATTCAAATGCCGGTGATCCATCATCTGATGAAGTACTAACACTTGCTAACAAAGTAGGCACAGGCGGTGGCGAAGCACTAGTAGCAGGAGAATTCACAATCGACGCTATCGGTAGTGATTCAACAACATACCAAGTTACAAAACTACGTAACAGAACTGTGCAAGTTGAAGGCGGCGGAACAGAAATAAACTGCATTTACAACATCGGTTATGATGCAAGTGCCAGAGAAATTTCAGGTCACCCTAATGCAAACTTGAGTGTAGCACTACCGGGTCAAGCATAAGCTGGAGTAGTAAATGGCAATTCAAGTCAATAGAATAGGTGTAGACGAATATACTCTACAAATAGATGACGGAGGAACAATTAACCTCCTAACTGGCTTGTCTGGTAAAGTCAACATTAATGGTAATGTTGACATTGCTGGTAGTATGACAGCTGGATCTAGCACATCTATTGAATCTGAAGACTTGTTGATCTATGATAATACTATTACAATAAACAAAGGCGAAACAGGAGCTGGTATAAGTTTAGGTGTAGGCGGTATTATTATTGAAAGAGGAACAAGAGATGATGTAAGACTATTCTTAGATGAATCAAAGAACGGTATCAGAAGCGGAGGCACAACACTAGGTGCATTTATTTTCCAAGATGCAACAGCTAGTCCATCAACTGACTCTTTAATGAGTATATATACCAGTGCTGTTCTTACAGGTGGTGAAGATTTATATCTTGTTGGTTCCGGCGACGGAACAGTCAAAGTTACCTATACTACTGATTATGAAGCTAAAATTTGGGCTTATGATGGCGATGGCGCTGTAATACCCGAAGATCCAGGCTTACCGGATAGACTAAGACGCAATCCAACTACATTTGATGATGATATTTTAGTTAATGTTAGAGGTATGATTGACTATGTTAATAGTTGGAACTTGTATAACTTTTCTGACACTATCTCTGCATCTACATCTATAGATCCTACAACATTTGTAAGAGCTGAACATACAGGTGCTGGAGATTTACAAAACAGAGTATTGGTTAGTGTAAACGATGGTGAAATAGCTCAGTTTTTTCAAAACAAGTTAGTAGTTGCTAATCTTAATTTTGTAGGTGATACTATTTCGTCAGAAGATACTGACGGCTTTGTTAAGTTGCAAGGCACAGGAGACGGTGTTGTCCAGTCTAATGATTTCTTTAATCTTACAGTTCAAGACGATACTTCTTTAGGAGTTCCAGCAGATGGTATTTATTTGTATTCTAAACCAGAAGCAGACGGCGGTACTGGACTGTTTTTTAAGAATGCAAACGAAACACAAGATGAAATAATAAGCAGAAATAAAGCACTGCTTTACAGTATAATATTTTGAGGAAGAAAAAATGGCAATAGAAAATGCGCAAGTGCTGACTACAGATACAACCATACTAACGGTTCCGGCAAGCAAAAAATATGCCATTACTACTCTATTGGTCTGTAACACAGGAACAGACGACGGCACAGGTGTAAATGATTCATCATTTGATATGCACGTGATTCCAGATGGTCAAGTAAAAGGTGACGGAAATTTGGTTTTAAATTCTTTACCTGTGTCTGCATCAGAAACATTTACATTTAATGTTGAAAGATTAATTTTAGAAGAAAACGATAAAGTAGTATTGGTAGGACAAAGTCCAACAAACCTTACCGCCACAATAAGTTATTTGGAAGTATAAAACATGAAATTTATGAAGCGACAGTCATTACACGAAAGGAAGATAGCTGATAAGTCTTTGATACTTACTGCTGACGGAAACGTTGAGATTAATCTCGGCGAAGGTAAAACAGTAGATATAAACGCTGATTTACGAGTTACAGGACAAGCATCAGGACCTCAAGCTACTAACGTGTATTACGTCACCAAAGACGGTAGTGACTTGAATGATGGTAAGTCACAAGACGCTGCTGGTGCATTCGCTTCGATTAAAAAAGCAACAGAAATTGCTCCTGAAGGTTCAACAATCATTGTTGCGCCTGGAGATTACTATGAAGAAAATCCAATTACACTAAGAGACTTTGTAACTATAAGTGGTCAAGGTGAATTACGTAACACAAGAG